CCACGAAAGATAGCAAAGCAACTAAACAGAAGTGAGAGTTGGGTATCCACTCAGACAGATATAATAATGGCTACAAGACCTAGATATGATAACAGAGGATGATTATAAAATATTTGTTAGGTACGCTAAGAGTTTACTGTTTAAAGACTCACAAGTAGCCCCCCAAGATATAGTACACAATGTAATCCTAAAGGGTATCCAAGAGAACCACTCAATAAGATATATGATGTACAACATAAGAATGTCTGTTCTTGGTAAGGATAGGGGGAAAAGAGTAACTACAGACGTTATGCCCCCACAAACAGTAGAACCATCAGCCCATAAAGAGATAGAGGTAAAGGAGTTTATGACAGCCTTAGATAACATAAGGATTTATAAGCGTGGGGGTAACGGAGGTAGAAGCAAGACAGTAGACATAAACAAGACACATAAGGCTAAGACAATAGTAAGAATGTCTTACGAGGGGTATTCTCAAAAAGAGATTAGTAAGGTTGTGGATATGGATAGTGTAGCTATCAGCAACCTTAGACTTAAGGTGATGAAAAGAATTAAACAACAATTAGAGATAAAAGGATGATTTACATACCCTGTGACATAGAAGCAGATAACTTATTATCATATGTAACTAAGATACATTGCCTATCTATGAATTGGGGTGGGGAGATAAAGACTACCTTCTCTTATTATGATATGCGTAAGCTAGTAGCTCGTAAGGATATTACTCTTGTAGGACATAACTTTGTTTGTTATGATGTTCCTGTACTAGAGAAGCTGTTAGGTGTTAAGGTAGAGTGTGGGGTGATTGATACCCTTGCTCTGTCTTGGTATTTGTACCCCTCTCGAAGTTCACATGGATTAGCGGGGTGGGGAGAAGAGTTTGGAGTACCAAAGCCTGAGATAGATGATTGGCAGAACCTACCGATTGAAGAGTATGTAAGACGAGTAGAAGAGGATGTAAAGATTCAAACACTACTATGGGAGAAGATGTTGAATGACCTCAACCAACTGTACGATAACAACGAAGCCCTTATATCGTCCCTAATGCGTTATCTTTCCTTTAAGATGCACACAGTAAGGTTACAGGAAGAAAACCCCTTCACGCTAGATGTAGAGACTACAGAAAAGAACCTAGCATATCTTGAGGGGTTAAAGGAAGAGAAGACTAACGCTTTAAAGAGAGTAATGCCTACTGTTGGTGTTGTATCTAAGCGAGTGCCACCTAAGACCCCACACAAAAAAGATGGTGGTCTGTCAGCACAAGGGGAGAAGTGGAAGAAGCTAACAGAAGAAAGGGGATTAGTTTTTGAACACAGCGAACCTATTGAAGTAATTAATAACTACGATGAGCCAAACCCTAACTCCCCTGCTCAAATAAAAGATTGGCTATTCTCTATCGGGTGGAAGCCTGAGAACTTTAATGAGGGAGTAAACGGAAAGATACCTACCTACTACCTTGCTGACAAGTCTCTCTGTCCTTCTGTCCTAAAACTTGGTGAGGTTGTTAAAAGTCTTGATGACCTTGGTGTACTTAAGCATAGGATAGGGCTGTTAAAGGGCTTCCTAAGAGATCAGGAAGATGGGTATATCTCTTGTGGTATTCATGGGTTAGCCTCTACTCTTCGTACTCGTCATTCTAGGTTAGTTAATATGCCTAAGCCGTCTGTACCTTATGGGGAGTTGATTCGAGGGGTGTTGACTTGTGATGAAGGCTATGAGTTAGTAGACTCTGACCTTGCTTCCCTAGAGAATATGATTAAGTTAGACCTCATCTATCCCCTCAACCCTGAGAAGGTAGAGGCACAGCTAACAGAAGATTTTGATTCTCACCTAGAGATTTGTATGGTGGCGGGGCTTATGACTCAAGACGATGTAGACTTTTATAAGGAGAAGAAAAAGAATAAGGATGTAGGCAGTGATAGGTTTCACGACCTAGACAAGAAAAGGCATCAAGGGAAGACAGTAAACTACTCTGCACAATATGGCGTGGGAAAGAAGAAGCTGTCCGAGACATTAGATATACGTCAGTCAGAGGCTAAGAAATTACTTGACGCTTATTGGGTAGCTAATAAGGAAGCTAAGACTGTAGCAAGTAGATTTGAAACTAAGCAGTGTCTTGGTAAGACTTGGGTAAAGAATCCCTACAATAAGTTTTGGTATGAGTTAAGGAGTGAGAAGGATAGACTCTCTGCTGTCATACAATCTACTGGGGATTTTATTACTCATCTATGGGCTAAGAATGTAACAGATGTAAGTGGTTGCGTGTCATTAATCTACCATGACGAATTAGCAATGATAGTAAAGAAAGGATACCGAAAGGGGATAGAGAAGATGCTGCGTGACGGAATAGAAAAAGTAAATAAACAGTTAAAACTTCACATACCTATGGACATTTCCGTTAACTTTGGTGAAAAGTTTAGTGAAATACACTAAAAACGTGAAAAACAATTAAACCATGAATAAAATATCAAACTTAATGCAAGTGGTCGAAGACCTACTAAAGAAAGATGCTAGGTGCAGAGATGAAGACAAGCTACTCACAGCTTTGCTTTGGTACGATGTAGTACAAAAGAAGGGTCTCGTATTTAACAGTATGACAGCTAAAGATTTATTAGACCTTTATATTAGTGGGGTATTACCTAACCATGATAGCATAACAAGGGCTAGGAGAAAGGTACAAGAGACTATGCCACACTTACGAGGGGATAAGTATAATCTCAGACAAGGGCATCAAGAGGAAGTTAAAAAAGATTTAGGCTATGGAAGAGAGTAACAATTACCCCAAACAAATAAACAAGAGTAAATTATGCTAACAGAAATTGAATTAATAACTGACGCACTAGGAGAAAGGGTAGACCCCTCAAGCCCTCTTGACGTATGGAGTAAACTAGAGAACTGTGTATCCCTTTTAGGTAACGCTGCAAGAATAGAATCAGAAGCACAGATGAACTACGCCTCAGAGCGTAATAGACTATTACTAGATGGTATTGTAAAGAAGAGTGACAGTACAGGACACATTGAATCTTATATGCCCTCAGTGGTAGAGCAGAAGTGTTTATGTGAGAACCTTCAACGTAACTTAAAGGAAGCTATTGAGGGATTAAGAACTATGCTGTCATACCTAAAGACAGAAGAGAATAACAGTAAAAATTATCAATGACCTTAAAATCTAAGAATAAAAAGTGTATCTCCTGCGGAAGAGAAGATCAACCCCACTTCTCTAAGAAACGTTGTAAGGCTTGCGCTCAAAAAGATTACGCAAAGAAAGCTCAACAGAAGCGGGAAGAGGGGTTCACTATATCCTCTTCTCCACCCAAGAAAAAGACTAATAAGGATACCAAGTATAAACAGATTTATTTTGATTACTTTGGTTACACGGAGGGGGACTTCATTCCTTGTGAAATATGTGGAAAGGAAGCTGTTGATATACACCACATAGATGCAAGGGGTATGGGAGGAGACCCCACAAAATCAAAAGAAAATATAGAAAACCTCATGGCTCTTTGTAGAGAAGATCACGAAACATATGGGGATATAACAGAGTATAAGGGATTGTTAAAGTTAATCCACAAGAAAAAGTTAACTTTGCCTTAACATACCGCATTAATAGTTTGTTTACTATTGTATTATGAAAACAAATAAAGAACAAGAATTAGAACGCTACGAGTACTTCTTTGAGAAAGAATCAGAGAGAGCTTGGAATGAATTAAGCGAGATACAGCAATTAGAATTAACTCAATACAGTACATCCTGATGCAAAAAATAACACCCAACAAAGAAGCTAACAGCGGATACCCCCCTATTATGAAAGAGGTATTTACAGAGAGAATGATAGATGAAGATACTTATGAGTATAATATAGCTACCTATAATGGTAAGAGTTGGATAAATAGAGAAGGTACTGTTATCTTCCCTGACTCTTGGGTTTATTGTGGGGGTGCTTTTGATGAATATTAATAAATAAAGGGTATATGAAAACTGAAACAAATAGAGTATTGAACGATAAAATTGACGCTTGGACTGAATCCCTAACTGAGCGATTAGTTGAAATTAGGTTCTTTGATGTAGCAGAGATGAGGGCTGCTCTCAAGACACATTTTAAAATGGCTATGGTAGACAGCTTGAATATGCAAATCTCACAGACACAAATTGAATTTGATGAGATTAGGTACGCAATGAACACCTATAAGGGATATGAGAAAGCTCAAAAGATGAAAAGGTTGGGGGAATTGAGAGTTAAATTGAAAGCAGAGAATAAATTGTATGCCGAACTTGATAGAGATAGACAAGCTAAGGAGATGACTATATGGATGCGCGAACACCACCCTGAGTCAACCTCATCATTTTATAAGTCATACGATGAAAAGTTCCCTAGTCGTATTAGGTAGCCCCGCAATAACAAAAAAGATTAAAATTTAACAACAGTAATATATGAGTAAATTAGAAGATCATAAAGACAAGGTTCTTAAACTTCACAACGAAGGATTGAGTTCTCGAAAGATAGTAGCAACCCTACTACAAGAGATAGGGGAGAAGTTTAGTAAGAGTACGGTTAACTACGCTTTGAAGGATTGGTTAGATAATGAAAGTAGCACTGAACAGAACGAAGAGAACTACAGCGATAACCTCATAGGTACAGATGCCTTTAAGGATTACTGTGCGCGAGAGGGGATAGACGTTACTAAGGTAAGGAGTGCTAAATATGTGAATCATGCGGGGCAGCAGAAGTTTAACATCGTCCTTGACTACAAAGAAGAGGAGAGTGTGGACTCTATTGACTTTAAATCTGTCATTGATGATATTGTAGGTAGTACTTACACACCTAAAGGCAGTTATCACTTTGGGTGTGGGGAGTTGGTAACTAGATTAGTTTACACAGACACTCACATTGCTATGTGTACAGACATTGAGGAGACTTCTATGTACGCTACCCCTTGGGATGAGAAATCTCTTATGGAAACCCTTGAGATAATGTGTGAGTATGTCAAGGAGAATAGAGTAGGCTCTACATTAATCATTGATGACCTTGGAGATGTACTCGATGGTTGGGATGGTTACACCACTCGCGGGGGGCATAAGCTCCCACAGAATATGTCAAACCAAAAAGCATTTAAGGTAGCCTTACATTTTAAGATGGCTATGCTTGACATACTTAATCCATACTTTGATACTATCATCTGTCATAATGTGTCAGCAGATAATCACTCAGGTTCGTTCGCTATGATACTTAATCACGCTTTCATGCGTGTAGCTGTTGAGAAGTACGACAATGTTGAGGTTATAAACTATGAGAAGTTTATTGAGCATTACTTTGTAGGTCGTCATGCTTTTGTGTTGACTCACGGTAAAGATCACAAGAGTTTAAAGTTTGGGTTCAAGCCTAAGTTAGACTCTGTTCAGATTGAGAAGATAGAGCATTACCTTAAGCACAATCAACAAGGAAGTGTGTACAAGACTGCTGACTTTATATGGGTAGACAAAGGCGACAGCCACCAGCTTTTATTTGATTACTCCACAGCCCAAGATTTTATGTACATGAATCATATTGCACTATCTCCTGCATCAGAATGGGTAATGACAAATTATAAAAAAGGAGAAAGGGGGTTCACAATTCAACAGATAGACCCCCAAGATAAGAACATTAAACTATTACCTATTATACTCTAATATTACCTTAACGTTAAATTTAAAGGGGATGCTTGTTTGGTATCCCCTTTTTTAGTACTATTGCTTTATAATTAAAAGTTATGACAATAGAAGAATTTTTATTACTGTTCTACATAGGCACTATGATGTGTGCTATGTTACACTGCTACTACTATACTAATGACAGTGGTCTTACTATTTTTGCGGGGGTGTTTGCTCCCCTTTATATATACCTTTATATATTTAAAAGATGACACACCTACAATCAGCAATATGGAATGAGGCTAAAGCCTTTATCACAAATGGAGACCCCACAAACAATAAAGAGTTTGGAGATAAACTAAGGGCAATCATAGATTTTTTAACACAAGTACAAGCACAACGTGATGAAGCGTACAGTCAAGTAAAAAAGAAATAATAATTTTGGATTTGAATCCAATAAAAGTATAATAATTTAATGAATAAATCAGAACAATACCTAAAGGAAAAGTTTGACTCTACAGTTTGGTCGTATTCTCGTATAGCTTCTTTTTACTCTTGTCCCTACAGTTTCTATGATACTTATATTCTAGGAAACAGGAGGAGTAACTTTCATGCTTTTGTGGGGAGTGCTGTTCACTCTGTCTTAGAGGACTTCTACAGGTATCATTTGGCGGGGGGTCACAGCCTTTACAATTCAGATATACGAAAGACCCTCACA